GATACCCCCGAGACCGCGGGGTACAAGAGCCGGACGGTGCCCATCCTCAACGTGCTGTGTCCCGAGTGCCGCCCCTTCTCCGCCGACTATCGGCCGGAGGAGGGGGGCTGCCCCCGGGTAGGCGGGCTGGAGGAGGCGGTGGGGCTGGACGACGGGCTATGTCGGGGGGTGCTGCCCTACGGACTGGCCGCCCACCTGCTGCTGGGAGAGGACGACGAGAGGGCTGGGTTCTTCCAGCAGCGGTATGAGGAGCTGTTGGAGCGGGCAGGGAGGATGGTGCCTGCCCGGGGGGAGAGCATTGAGATGGTGTATGGGGGGATCGAGTTTGGGGAGTTTGGGAAATGGTGAGTTCTCCATTTTGCACAACATGTTAAAGTTGTAAGGTTTTTGGGCCGGCCGGTGTCCGGCCCCTACGGGGTGGGATGGTTATTGCAGGTCATACCGTTTGGAGAGGACGTGTTCGGCCTTTCGGGGGTTGCGGGGCGGGGGCGCCCCGCGCCACGCGGGGATCGTGGGCATTGGGGGGTGGGGGCGTTTGGATGGGGCATGTTCTTTGGGGGGCACTCCCTCAGTCAGCTTCGCTGACAGTCTCTCGTCTGCCGACTCGGTCAAAGCGCAGGACAGGCGCCACCGGCGCCTTGCGCCCCTCTTCCGAGGGAGCCGAAGGGCAGGTGTGAGGACACTGACAACTTGTACCTTTTGATGAGGGGTAAGAGCATAGGGCCGATGGGGACATCGGCTCCTACGGAGGGGTGAGTTCCCGCCTGGGGCTATCATTTTATTGTAGGGTGCAACCCCGCTGGGATGGACCCCCGAGGGCGGGGGTCCCCACATTCCGATGGGGGGTGGGGCCGTTTGGAGGGGGCGGGTTCTTTAGGGGTTCACTCCCTCAGTCAGCTTCGCTGACAGTTTCTCGTCTGCCGACTCGGTCAAAGCGCAGGACAGGCGCCACCGGCGCCTTGCGCCCCTCTAAGAGGGAGCCAAAGGTCAAGGGCATGGGCGGATGATATCCGCCCCTACGGGGAAATGCCGTGTATTTGGGTGATACCGTTTTGATATGGCGTGTTCGGCCCATCAAGTTTTAGGGGTGGGGACTTTTTGGAGAAGGAGGAGTTGGATGGCGAGGATCTTGGGGGGGAGCCGGTCGGTGTTTCGGATCGGGCGGTGGTTGGGGCTCAATGAGTCGCCAGATGGGGACACCGGGCTGGAGCGGGGCGAGGGGGCGGTGGTGCGGAACTTCCGGGTGACCCGGGAGGGGCATCTCCAGCTCCGGCCGGGGAGTGAAACGGTGTGTACCCTGGTCTCCGGGAGGCCGGTGCGGGGGCTCTGGTACGGGTATGTCCGGGGGGTAAGGCACCTGCTGGCAGCCTGCGGCGGGCGGCTGTGGGATGTGGTGCCGGGAGAATGGACCAGGGCCGACCTGGGGGCCATCCACGACGGGGAGACCTCCTTCTTCGGCTTCGACCAGAAGGTCTATCTCCTCACCGGCGGCGGGTACTACTGCTGGGAGGGATCCGGGACGGTCCACCCGGTGGAGGGGTATGTGCCCCTGGTGGCGGTGGCCACGCCCCCCGGGGGCGGCGGGCAGGCGCTGGAGGGGGTCAACCTCCTCACCGGCAAGCGGCGGCAGAGGTTCTCCCCCGACGGGACCAGCGTGACGTTCCAGCTCTCCGAGGGCGGGCTGGACGCCGTCCTGGCGGTGGAGGGGACCGGCATTGGCTACACCGCCGACCTGGCAAAGGGGGCGGTCACCTTCTCCTCCCCTCCCCCGGCCGGCACCGACTGCCTCACCATCACCTACAAAAAGGGGGACGGGGACCGGGGGGCGGTGGAGGGGATGCGGTTCGCCGAGCGGTACAGCGGGCCCTCCGACGCCCGGGTCTTTCTATACGGGGACGGGAGCAACCTGTGCCTCTACTCCGGCCTGGACGAGAACGGCAGACCCTCCGCCGAGTACTTCCCCGCCTTCAACAGCCTGACGGTGGACTCGGCCAACACCCCGGTCACCGGCATGATCCGCCACTACGACAGGCTCCTCTGCTTCAAGGCCGACTCGGCCTACGCCATCCAGTACGGCACCCTGACTCTGGCCGACGGAGGGGCGGCGGCCGCCTTCTACATCTCCACGGTGAATCGGGAGATCGGCAACGAGGCGCCAGGGCAGGTCCGGCTGGTGGACAACGACCCCAGGACCCTCTTCGGCTCGGCCTGCTACCAGTGGGCCTCCTCCCTGTCGGCCACCCGGGACGAGCGGAACGCCAGGCGGCTCAGCGACCGGGTGAGGGCCACGTTGGCCGGCTTTGCGCTGAAGGACTGCGTCACCTTTGACGACCACGAGGAGCAGGAGTACTACATCTGCCACGGGGCGGACTGGCTCATCCACAACTACGGCAACGACACCTGGTACCGATACGCCGGGCTCTCCGCCACCGGCCTGGTCCGGCTGGAGGAGGGGATCTGCTTCGCCACCGGGGACGGGCGGCTCTGCCTCCTCTCCCGGGCGCTGCGGAACGACGACGGCAGGGCCATCGACGCCCGGTGGGAGTCGGGGAGCATGGACTTCGACCGGGAGTGGCTGGGCAAGTACAGCGCCTACATCTGGTGCGCCGTCAAGCCCGAGGCCCAGGCCCGGGTGGACATGACGGTGGAGTCCGACCGACGGTCCAGCTACCCGGTGAAGACGGTGGCCTCGGGCCTCAGTAACTTCGGCCACGCCTCCTTCGCCCACTGGTCCTTCGGGGTCAACCGAAAGCCCAGGGTCATCCGGTCCAAGATCAAGGTGAAGGGGTGTACCTACTGGAAGCTCATTTTTACCTCCCGCTCGGCCTCCGCCACCGCCACGGTGCTGGGGGTGGACGTGCGGGTGCGATACGGCGGGATGGTCCGATGAGGGCCCACCCCGAGACAAGGAGAGATGCAAATGCCATTTGAGAGGCTCAACAAGGATATGGGCATCATCGCCAAGCTGGACGACGAGCCCAACGACGTGACGGGGCTCACCGCCGCCGAGCTGAAGGACAGGTTCGACGAGGGAGGCAAGGCCCTGAAGGAGTACATCAATTCCTCCCTCCTCCCCGCCCTGGAGGGGGCCGGAGGGGCTGGGAGCCTGGGGGCCGCCCCCTTCGGGCGGATCTCGGGGACCAACATCCAGGAGCAGATCCGGCAGGTGGCCGGGTCGGTGGACCAGGTGGCCCTGGGGCAGATCCCCGACAAGTCCATCGGGGCCGACAAGCTGGCCGACGGAGCGGTGACGGCCGACAAGCTCCCCAACTACGCCATCGGGCCGGAGAAGCTCACCGAAGCCCTCCTCCACTACTATACCGCCTTCGAGCCCGAGGACTGGCGGGTCATCACGGCGGGACAAAAGGCCCAGCTGCGGATCGGCCGGGGGGTCCACGGGCTCCCCACCGGGCGGAGCATTCTGGCCAAAACCCTCCACATGCGGCTCCACCGGTCGGCCCGGGACTACACCGCCGCCAACCTGGCCGATGGGCGGACCAAGTTCCTTGACCTCCAGAAGGCCGCCCTGGAGGCCAACAAGAGGGCGGCCGGGACCTACCCGGTGGCGACCGACGGCCACGTCCAGCTCACCTGGGAGCAGGTGCAGTACTACCTGTTGGAGGGGGTACTCACCTCGGCCGCGGCGGCGGCCAGCCAGGCGGCCGCTCTGGGGTTCAACTGGAAGGGCATCGACACCTGCGGCGTGCCCCAGACCACCACGTTGGACCAGCTGCTGACGGCGGCCTATCTCCCCGCCCTGGGGGGCTCGGCGGCCCAGCTGAACAGCCTTTGGACCCTGGCGGCTGTTCGGGGGCTCCGGCTCCGCTCCCCCGTCAGCGGCCAGACCGGGGAGGGCAAGAGGTGGGACTGTGTGGGCCGGATGAGCGGGCGGACCTGGGGGGTCTATGAGACCCACGTGGAGCTGGACACCGGTACCGGCGAGCTGGTCCTCACCGGGCCGGAGCCCTACGCCGGAGAGGTGCTGGTCATCGCCGGGCGGAAGGGGGCCTGACCGTGGCCACGTTGAAGGAGCTGGCCGTGGGCTACCGGGCCGTTCAGGACGCCCTCCGGCATCGGATCATCGAGGTGAAGGAGCTCCCCGCCTTTGGGGCGGAGGCGGTACGGCAGAAGGAGGAGCGGCTGCGGCTGCTGGAGGCCATGCGGCGGGACAGCCGGGAGATGGCCGTCCTCTGCGAGCGGTACTACCAGAGGGGGTACCGGCCCAATGAGCGGTATGTCATGTAATACTGTTTCTTGATAAAAACTTTTCAAGTTTTTATTGCGGCGCAAAGCGCCGCGGCACCTTTGGCGCCCACAAGAAAAGTATTGACAACATCTCTGGCGGCTGCGCCGCCGGGACCGCTTACGCGCTCCCAATAAAACGATTTCATCGTTTTATTGGAGATTAGTATAGATAGGAGGCTGGGCGCATGGGAGGGGCCAGATATGCCCGGGGCGGGCGGTATGCCGCCGATATGGCGGTGTACAGCCGGGCCCTCAGCGAGGAGAACACCAACGACAAGACCATCCGGGCCCTGAAGCGGAATTTGATGCTGGCCCTGCGGCAGGACATCACCCCCCGGCAGCGGGAGATGATGCTGCTGTACTACGGGGAGGGGCTCAATATGCGGGAGATCGGGGCGCGGCTGGGGGTGGACCGGTCCACCGTCTCCCGGACCTTGAAGCGAGGGGAGGCCACCCTGCGGCGGTGCCTCCGCTATGGAGCGGCCGAGCTGCTGGACGCCACGGGGGTGCGGACCCCCTACCGGGCGGTGCGGCAGAGGGCCAAGAGAGAGGGGTATGAGAATTGTTGACCATCATGGAGATCAAAGCCCGGCCCGACGGGGGCCACGGGCTCCAGAGCCAGAGCCACCGGGAGGAGTGCTGGCTGGAGGGGTGGGTGGCCGTGCCGCCCGAGCTGGTGGAGGCGGCCTGGGCCTGCGGGGGGTACTGCGAGCTGGCCCTGAATGAGACGGGGGAGCTGGTCTCTATCACGCCCACCCAGCGGCCCGAGCCGCCGGCTCCCCAGCCCACCACCGAGGAGCAGATCGAGGCCGCTTTGCTGGCCGGATTGGAGGAATGAGCATGGATTGGAGCATTTTGACCGTCATGGCCCGGCAGGCCCGTCGGAGTGTGGAGGCGGCTATCGCCGCCGGGAGCCTGACCGCCGACGAGATCATCCGGGATCGGGCGGTCCTGCGGGTCTGGAGGCCGGGGCGGTACGCCATCGGGGATGTGCGGGTCCACAAGGGGGCCCCCTGGCGGTGCTGCCAGGCCCATGACAGCACCGGGGAGCCCGGGTGGGAGCCGGGGGCGGCGGGGGCTTTGTGGGCGCCCTACCACGCCACGGCGGCGGAGAACGCCCTGCCCTACGTGGCCCCTGCCGGGGCCCACGACGCCTACCGGGAGGGGGAGGTCGTGGTCTGGAACGGGGGCGTATATCGGGCCAAGGGGGACGGGGTGGTGCATGATCCGGGGGAATATCCCGCCGGGTGGGAGAGGGTGGAGTAGGGGGCGGTCCACACAAGGGGCAAGGGCACTCCCCGTAGGGGCGGGTCCCTGACCCGCCCGAGGAGGCCAACCGTAGACGGCGGGGCGGCACAGAGGCCGCCCCCTACGGAGGGAGCCGAAGGGCAAGGGCGGGGCCGGCCGGGTGTCCGGCCCTTACAAGGGCCGAAAGGTCGTGCCTCGGGCGGGTTTAGAACCCGCCCCTACTTTCAAGGCAGTTTATGAAACAGCTGATGAATGTGGAGGTGTTGAGGAATGGAGATCCATAGAGAGCGCCCCTGTCATCCCGGGAATTATCGGAAGGGGCGGACGGGGACGGTGGAGTACTTGGTGGTCCACTATGTGGGGGCTGCCGGGTCGGCGCGGAACAACGCCGTCTATTACGGCTCTACGCCGGGGATCGGGGCCAGCGCCCACTATTTTGTGGGGCATGCCGGCGAAGGGGCGGCCGTGTGGGCCAGCGTGCCTGAGGGGGACACCGCCTGGCACTGTGGGACCACGGGGCGGTACTACCACGATAGCTGTCGGAACGGCAACTCCATTGGGGTGGAGCTGTGCTGCCACTCCAGGGAGGATGGGAGCTGGTACTTCGACGAGGAGACCGTGACGGCGGCGGTGGAGCTGTGCCGGGATATCGTGGAGCGGTATGGCATCGACCGGGAGCATGTGCTGCGGCACTATGATGTGACCCACAAGGTGTGTCCCGCCCCCTTTGTGGCGGATGAGGGGGCGTGGGAGGCCTTTCGAGGCAGGGTGTTTGAGGAGGAGCCAGTGGCCGAGTGGGCCAAGGAGGCCTGGGAGCGGGTGACCGAGGCCGGGATCATGGATGGGAGCCGGCCGCGGGATGGCGTTACCAGGCAGGAGATGGCTGTGGTGGTGGAGCGGATAATGGAGAGGGTGGGGAGGGGGGTCAAGGGCACTCCCTCAGTCAGCTTCGCTGACAGCTCCCTCTTAGAGGGAGCCGAAGGGCATACGGGCTTGGGCGGATGATATCCGCCCCTACAGCAACGTGGTACCTTGGGCGGGTTTGGAACCCGCCCCTACGGAGGGGGACGACGGGCAAGGCGGGGCGAGGGCGCCCCGCCCCACGGAGATGGTGGGTGGCGCCGTTTGTGCCGAGCATGTTCGAGCCGGGGGCATGGACCGCCGAGGGCGGCGGTCCCCACAAGGTCAAGGGCAAAAAACATTTCTGAATGGAGGAAAGAGAGATGGAGCACGTGGACAAGGTGAAGGGAGCTGTGGCGGCCGTTGTGGGGGCGCTGACCGGACTCTGGGGATGGTACGGGTGGCTGGTCATGGTGTGGGGGGTCTGTATGCTGCTGGACTACCTCACCGGGACCGGGTGCGCCCTCAAGGAGGGGGCGTGGTCCTCCAAAGCCGCCCGGGAGGGGCTGTGGCACAAGGCCGGGTCGGTGGCGGCCGTGCTGGCGGCCTGTCTGCTGGATGTGGCCATCGGGCAGGTGTGCGGCAACCTGCCGGGGCTGCCGGTGGGGTATAACGTGTTTTTGGGGCCGCTGGTGGTGGTGTGGTACATCCTCACCGAGTGCGGTTCTGTCATTGAGAACGCCGGGGCGCTGGGGGCTCCCATCCCCAAGTGGCTGGCCGGGCGGCTGGAGAAGCTCCGGGAAAAGCTGGAGGAGGCCCAGGAGACGAGAGGAGATGACCGGGAATGAGCAGTAAGGCAGAGAAGAGCAAGACCATCATCCACCAGGTGAAGACCGCCCTGGACAAGGCGGCCAAGCTGGCGGCGGGGGCCCAGAAGGCGGCGGCAAGTCAGCCGGCCGCCAAGAAGGAGACCGTCTCCGGCGGCAAGGCTGCCACCACCGAGTACAAGACCTACACCGGCGGGGATCAGGAGCTGGACGAGGCCCTGAAGGGGTACTCCGACCAGTACGCCCAGGCCAGGGCGCGGGCCCTGACGGGGGACGAGAGGGCGGTCACCGAGATGCGGGAGGCCAACGACCGGGCCAATCAGCTGCGGAACCAGAAGGGGTACGCCGCCCAGCTGGCCGACAAGGATCTGGCCTATGTGAAGGGGGTGGCCGAGAGGGCCCAGGCCGGAAAGACCGACCCCGCGGGCAGGACGGGGAAGACCACGGTGACCGTTCGGGAGTCTAAAAGCTCCGCCCCCAAGGCGGCCGCCCTCCCGGAGGTAAAGGACTATTCCGGCTACCTGGAGGAGATGGCCCGGGCCAAGAAGGAGGCCGCCGTGGCCCAGCTCCAGGCCGCCTACGAGAAGAGCCTGGCCCAGCTGGACCGGGCCCAGGAGACGGTCTCCCCCACCTATCAGGCGGCCCGGAACCGGGCGGCCGGAGAGACCGAGGCCGCCAAGCGGCAGTTCAACGAATACGCCGTGGCCCACGGGCTGGGCTCGGGCGCCGGCGGACAGGCCCAGCTGGCTATGGGCAGTCAGCTCCAGGGGACCCTGGGGGAGCTGGACGCCAAGGAGGCCGACGCCCTGGCCGCCCTGGAGCTCCAGCGGACCCAGACCAAGCTGGACTACGACGCCGCCATCGCCCAGGCCCAGGCCGAGGGGGACTACGAGCTGGCGGGGAAGCTCTACCAGGAGAAGATCCGCCAGGACGAGGCCATGGCCGACCAGATCAAGTGGCAGGCCCAGCAGGACTACCAGCAGGCCTACTTCGGCTGGCAGCAGGAGGAGGCCGACCGGACGGCGGCCAGCCGGGACGAGGCCGCCCAGCGGGAGCGGGAGGAGGCCCTGGGGGAGCTCCTCCTCCAGTACGCAGCCGAGACCGGGGACTACTCCGGGCTGGGGAGGCTCTACACGCCGGAGCAGATCGGCCGGCTGGAGGAGAGCTGGCGGGCCAAGCGGGACGCCCAGGCCCAGCAGGCCGAGAGGGACGCCCAGGAAGTGCGGCGGGAGGAGGCCGACTGGGCCGCCAAGTACGGGGACTACAGCGGTCTGAAGGCCCTGGGGGTGGACACTTCCGCCCTGGAGCGGGAGCAGGCCGAGCAGGCGGCCAAGGCGGCGGCCGGCAAGAGCGCGGGGAGCAGCGGGAAGAAGGCGGCCGCCGGCTCCGGCAGCTACAAGCCCCGGCTCACGGTGAGCCAGGTGGATAAGGCCATTGCCAACGGCATCGTCACCGACCAGGTGAAGCGGGATTTTTCCTACTTCTACGGGGCGGAATACGACAAGGTCTTCCCCCGGGAGGGCCAGGGGGACAAGGCAGCGGCCACCGGGACCCTCACCGAGGCCCGGTTCGAGAGCGCCCTCAGCACCATCGCCACCTTCCTGAGCCGGGGAGAGACCGACCTGGCCCGGCAGGGTGCGGAGGCCTTAGAGGGGCGGATGAGTCCCCGGCAGAAGGCGAGGCTGGAGGAGCTCTGGGGGGAGCTGGCAGGGTGAGGAGCCCCGGGGGAGAGATAGAGGAAGCCCGGCAGCGGGGTGCTGCCGGGCTTTTTTGTGGGTGGGGGGGTGGTGACGTTTGGATGGGGCGGGTTTCTGGGGGGATGGGGGCTTACAACATCGTGCGATGGAGGCATGTGGGGCGGGTTTGGAACCCACCCCTACGGGAGATGAATGTTTATCCGAACATGGTGAAGCCTTTATCGGGACAGGGGGACGGTTCTTTTGTCCCGCATTGGTGGGTGGCGCCGTTGGAAGCAGCGTGTTCTACGGGGTGTCACTCCCCCAGTCTGGCCCTTCGGGCCAGCCAGCCCCCTCTCCCGAGGGGGCCAAAGGGCAGGGAAGACATCACTGGCAGCTTGTGTCCCTCCCCCCAAGGAAGACCAAAGGGCCGATGAGGGCGGTGCTTGCCGGTGGCAAG